TGCGATAGGAAATATTTTCTAACCACTATAGACCAAGCAAATTCAGCACCACAAAATAACCGGGTCGCCCCACTGGCTATTTTCTTTGGTGGCATAGGATCATCCTTAAGGTGACTACAGAATTGGGGATGTGCTCTCACACCCTTCTTATATTCTATCTCTATAAGTTCCATCCGCTTTGCGATGCGTTCATCTAACCAAGTAATTTTTTTATTGTCATCCATCCTAATGAAATCAATTTTCTTCCTCTTATATGGGTTACCAGCGCTAGTTCTCACATTGATACGATCAACATATGTTACACCATCAGCCCCATTTAGAGAGGTTTCAACATCGTACACCTGTAACTCCTTAATCTTCTTCCCTAAACCCAATAAAATGTCCTTAGTGAAGGCAGCAACACATTCGTCCACATCCTGAGATTGAACACTGTAGTTTGGCTTTGTCATGTCTGTCAAACCTAAGTGCCAAGGTTTCCATGTCATGTCTGGAGGTCCATGGGTGGCAGCATAACCATCTTTGACCACTATATCTTTTATGAATGTTTCTTTAACATGTGACTTATGTTGGGGTCTATAACCTTTAAAGCTACCCATAATTTGTGCAGTACCATTCTGTATAAACCGCAATGAAGATTTTGGATGTAGAGGTCCTAATTCTCTCGCAAAACCTGGTGCATCAAGTTGTATAACACCACTAGAGATTTGTGGCGTAAAGTGATCCAACGCTTGCGATATATCTTTCTGTGATACAGCAAGTATTGAAACCCCCGTGCCCTTATCACCTGTTGTATGTATACCAATTATAATCTTTCGATGCTCTCCCGCGTACATAACAGCAGGAGATCCACATTGACCGTCCTTTGTTGGTATTGCAACATTGGCTAAATATGCAGGAAGTTTAAGAACAGGACATGTCCCTTTCTTGATATTGTGGATTGGTAGAGTAGAGCGCTCTCCAAGTTGATCTATCATAAAATACATACCAATAAAACACCCGGGTATGCGATCTTTCTTTGGAAAGTATTCAACAAGAGATGGACCAGGCGCTATAGCCTTCGTTTCAAGAAAGGCTAAATCACTATTAGGTATACAATATATGTTGGCAGAACTAATAGCAATGTGACTAATATTCCTACTCACATTTTGTGCAGTAGGATCCAATAATATTTCCAAGTAACCACTACCAT